TCAGTCGTGCAGGTGTTCGGCGGCGTGCAGGGTATTTTCCAGCAGGCAGGCGCGGGTCATCGGCCCGACGCCGCCCGGCACCGGGGTGATCCAGCTGGCGCGTTGTGCCGCCACCTCGTATTCCACGTCGCCGACCAGGCGGCCGTCGGCCTGGCGGTTGATGCCGACGTCGATGACGATGGCGCCTTCCTTGATCCACTCGCCCTTGACCAGTCCCGGCTTGCCGGCAGCGACCACCACCAGGTCGGCGCGCGACACATGGTCGGCCAGGTCGCGGGTGAAGCGGTGGGTCACGGTGACGGTGCAGCCACCCAGCAGCAACTCCAGAGCCATGGGGCGGCCGACGATGTTCGAGGCGCCGACCACGACCGCATCCATGCCGTACAGGTCGGCGCCGGTGCTGGCGAGCAGGGTCATGATGCCTTTCGGGGTGCAGGGGCGCAGGAGGGGCATGCGCTGGGCCAGGCGGCCGATGTTGTAGGGATGGAAACCGTCCACGTCCTTGTCCGGGTGGATGCGCTCCAGCAGCAGGGAGGCGTCCAGGTGGGCGGGCAGGGGTAGCTGGACCAGGATGCCGTCGATGGCGGGATCGTCGTTCAGGCGGTCGATCAGGGCCAGCAGGTCGTCCTGGCTGGTTTCGGCGGGAAGATCGTAGGCCTGGGAGAGAAAGCCGACTTCCTCGCAGTCCTTGCGCTTGTGCGCCACATAGACCTGAGAGGCCGGATCGGTGCCGACCAGGATCACCGCCAGGCCGGGAACGCGCAGGCCTTGCTGGCGGCGCTCGGTCACGCGTTGGGCTATCTGCTGGCGAAGGTTGGCGGCGATCGCTTTGCCGTCGATCAGTTGTGCGGTCATGTCGGAAGGGTAACCATCGAATCGGGTGGAAAAAGGACGCGCATTTTCGCATGGACGCCGCCCGGGGCAAAGGAGGCGACCCGCGGATTTGCCGTAACTCCTTTATATAGCTGAATTTTTTTAAAAAACCCGTTGACGGCCTTTCGCCCCCTGTATAACATGCGCCCCGCTTGCCGAGCACAGCCGGACGCAGGGTAAGAGGTAAAGCAAGTCGGTTGCTGACTTTGTGATTGCCAGAGCTTAAAGTTTGCGCTCAGCATTGAATGCAGATGAATAAAGCGCCCGTAGCTCAGCTGGATAGAGCATCCGCCTTCTAAGCGGATGGTCGCAGGTTCGAGTCCTGCCGGGTGCGCCATTCGGCGAATCGGCAAGAAGCAGGCGATGTTTTACCGCAAGTCGTAATATGGTGGGCGTAGCTCAGTTGGTAGAGCACAGGATTGTGGCTCCTGGTGTCGTGGGTTCGATTCCCATCGTCCACCCCATATTCCGAAGCGCCAGGCCCGGGGCCTGGCGTTTTCATTTCCAAGCAGTGTCCCGCGGACGTGGTGGAATTGGTAGACACACTGGATTTAGGTTCCAGCGCCGCAAGGCGTGAGAGTTCGAGTCTCTCCGTCCGCACCACCTTCTAAATCAAGTGTTTACGAGCTTCAGCGGCCCTCCATGTAGATGCGCTGGATTATCAGCGTGAACAGAACGTGAAATGCGACTTTCACGGACTTGATCAAGAACCCCAACCGCATCCCTTACCCTGGCCGGCGCAAGATGGGCATATCGCTCAGTCATCGCGACTGTCGAGTGTCCGAGCAGATCCCGAACATCCGCCAACGGAACGCCGGCGCTTACCAGCCATGCCGCGCAAGTGTGGCGCAGGTCGTGAATCGTAAAGTCCACAATCTTCGCTGCCTGGCAGGCCTGCTTGAAGCCGGACGATAGCGAAACCACTCGATCGCCGTTGGCTCTGGCAAAAACCCAGGGGCATTCTGGGCTTGTCTCGGATCTGAATGCCATTCGTCGCTTTAGTGCTGCCATCGCCCCTTCGTTGATCGGGATGCTCCGGCGCTTACCTGCCTTCGTGTGGCCAGCCTCCAGATAGATCAGGCGGTTGGCAAAATCCACTCTGCGCCACTCAAGGCCGAGCATCTCTTCCCGCCGGCACCCTGTGTTGACGGCCAGGCGGATAAAGTCCTCCAGCATCGGGCCAAACTTCTGCCCGCGCGCGGCTCGGCACAGGGCCTCGACCTCCGCCCTGGTCAGCCAACGATCACGTCCCTCGGCCTCGCGCATCTTCCGTCCCTTCACCGGGTTAGGAAGGGCCCACTCCAGTTCTGTGTTGCAGTGGTTGATCGCCGCGGACAGTGCGGCGAGTTCTCGGTTGATGGTTGCCGGGGATGCGCCGGCATCCAACCGATGCGCTCCGTATCCCCGGATGTCCTGGCCCCCTAGATCGTTGACCACGCGTCCGGCAAAATACTCGCGCAGCGGCTTTATGCGGTGCACGGTCGTTTCGTAGCTGCGCTGATGCTGGCGAGCGTGCTGCAGGTACGGAATGATCACCTCCTCAAAGGTCCTGGGCGGATTCACGCCCATTTCCTTTTCCTTCCACGCTTTCGCGCGCTCCTGTTGCTCTAGTGCTTTCGCCGCCGAGTAGTCGGCAGTTCCAGAAGAGCGTCTAACAAGCTTTCCTGTTGCTGATTTGAAAGAGATCCACCAGTAGGCGGAGTCGTTTCTCTTGTACGGCATACTTCCTCCGGTACGCCGACCGCGTCGCGCATGCTAGCAGCGGCTTCCTCTTCAAGCATCTGTTCGAGCTTTTCCTTGTGTATCCGGATGGTCTTTTTGAACCTGACCACCGGGATCAGCTTTTCGTCCGCGTAGCGGTACGCGGTCCTGCGGCTCACGCCGAGAATGCCGGCGGCCGCCTCAACTGAAATCAAAGACATAGCGAGACCTTGGCCGATCAACGGCATCGGGTTGGCGGGTAGAATTCGTGGAGGCTTGGCCGGGCAGGGCGCCCGCATCGGGCAATATGGGGGTTAACTGCTCGGTCAGGCCTTCTGGTAGGATTTGTTGCCCAGCCGGGCGGGCCTCAGGACGAGGCCCTAGTGGGCTCGGCTGGGCTACTTCGGTTGTTTCTGCTTGTTGCGGCGAGCGATGATCAGTTGCTTGGACGCCGTGGCAACTCCCTTTACAACGTCTTCCGGGAGAAGCGCCTCATTGCAGTGCGGGCAAAGCGGAGCCATCTTCGTACTGCGCCACGCTTCGTCGATCACCTTGGCTGCCCGGCTGCGGATTGCAAACTGCTCTGCCTCATGAAGTTCTCGGCGGCGCCTGTTCAAGTCCTTCAAGCCGCCGTCGAATACCTGCACCAGGTGCATGAAGGCATCAAACGGCTCGACCTCCGTTTCACAATCGCTGCACCAGATGCGGCGCTCCTTTTCGTCGTAGACCATTTTCCTGTGACGGCAGGATGAAACGGGGCGTCGGGTAAGCCCTCGTGCCACCCGCAAGTCCTCGATCTGGACGACCTTTACGCCGTAGAGGTATTCATGGGGTTCAATGGGTGCGTCGCTCACTCCCCACCTCCCATAGACTTGCCGATCTCGGCGGCGACTCGGACGAAGGCGAGACGAGTTGCTTCGCGAGCGCCAAGCCCTTCGATGGCCATTGCGCCATTTCGATAGTTCAGCCAGACGGAAAAGGCGTTACCGTCTAGGATTACGGCGTCTACCGCCAGCCTCAGCGCGTCGCCGTCATCGTGTCGCGGGTCCCACTTTCTCCACCGTCCAGTCTCAGCCAGGATTACCGGTACCGCCGGGCTGGAGAGGGACCGGTACGAGTATGAAAACTGATACCCCGCCGCCCGCGCCGCCAGTTCGAGTAGTGTGCGGTCGTTCATTGCGTTGCTCCTTCTAGGGCTGCGTCGATTTCAGCGTCTAGGTCTTCCTGGTTGAGTACTATGTTCTCCGGGGTCATCCCGGCGAATACGCCGCCTTGTCTGATCGTTTCGAGGTCTCGCTCTCGCAGCCATCGGTATCGCGCGGCGTCCTTGCGCAGATGTTCCACCTCGGCAATCAGCTTGAGGATGGCTTGTGGATTGGCGGCGGCGATGAAGGATGCCTTGATTGGCTCATCCTCGCCCGTCTCACAAACGAAATCGTTCGCGCAATCGCGCACTTGGTCGATTCCGTTCTCCACGAACCATTCCCCTGGTGCAAATGGAAGAGCACGCACCGCCAATTCCTTCAGCTTGTTGATATCGGTCATGGCTTGGCTCCTTCCAGGGCCGCTCGCGCCTTGGCTATCTCTCCGCAGGTATGGTCTTCCCAGCCTGTAGCGTCTGAAATATGAATCAGCGCTTGCAGGCTCTCGCGCAGGGCTTCGTTCTCCTCCTTGAACTGATCGCGTTCTTCAGTTCTACGCTTGGCGGCCTCGCGCCAATACCCACATCCTCCCGGATGCTCGGTGCATGCGGATAGTTCGTCGCTCAGCCTGTCGATCTCGCCCAGCAGGGCGAGGATTGCGGCGGGTGTACATGCGGCATGGAAATCCAGCTGGTTGGAGAACTCGATATCCTCATGAGCACCGCCGCCGAATTCGGCCGCCTCAGCCAGCCTCCGCAGCTCTGCGTGGTCGGTCATGGCTCTTCCCTCCGATAGAAGCCTAGGCGGTTGAGCGCCGCCTCAAGGTCGAAGTCAGCTGCGTCTTTCTTGGCGGAACCGAGCAGCATGATGACGAACTGCTCGCCGCGTGGCGGACGAAAACCGAAGGTCATCTTATGACCATCATCAGTCCATCCGACTTTGTTGAACGAACCTACGAAGGTCGCGTCACCGTCATGCAGTTCCATGCTTCACCTCGATTCCGGCTTGTCTTCGGTCATGGGATCATCTCCGCCATTTCGGTGATGGCCCTTGCCAGGACAAGAGCGTGCTCCCGGCTGTTCAGCACGATTCGCTGCTCGCCGTACCAGTCGATGCAGGCCTGGTTTCCTGTGGTATGGATTTCCAGGCCGCTGTCCGGTGCATCCGGGTGCTGTCTGACCTCGATGTACACGCCTTCTTTGTCGTCATAGACGCGCATGACTTTCTCCACGCTGTAGCTCATTTCGCCACCTCGATTCCGGCTTGCTGGAGGGCTTCTTTCACGGCATCAAGCACTGCGTTGTAGCTGCCGATGATCAGGTTGCCGTAGATGTTTCTTGTGGGCTCCATTTTCTCCGGCAACTCCACCCTAAGAGCCGCGCGGCTGGCTTGCCAGGCTTTCCATGCTGTTGCCACGACATAGAAGCCATAGTTACCGTTAGGTCCTTTCTTGAGCGGATTTCCGCTTCCTACGTCTACGAAATGACTGGAAGCCCACGCTTCAAACTCTTCTCTCATGTCAGGCACGGTCAGTCCCTCACTTCAATTCCGGCTTCGCTCAGCTCCTTTACAAACTCTGCGCGCTCTCGCTGTTGAGCCTTGACGTCAACGACGCCACGGCCATTGCAAACGTGGCACCAACGCCGCTCAAGGTCATAGCCTCGGCAGGCTGGGCACGGACGAAATTTGGACATGCGAATGCCTCCCATACTGGAGTGCGGTTAAGGGGAAGGGTTAGGGGTGGATGAGGGTGCGGAGTTCTTCCTGACCTTCGAATCCATAGCTATGTGCGTCAAGATCTTCGAGCAGCCTTTCCAGCAACTCCCTCGGCACAAGAACCTTGTCGGCGAGGATGGCTACTTCAGCCCTGCATCCACCATACGGAGCGCACATTCCGGGAGTCTGGCAGCGCATCATGGTCTTTCTGCAGATCAGATCAGTCATGCTCATTCCCCTCGCCGAGCAGGAATTTAATCGCTGCGTCTCTGTTGTCTTTCCATTCCTGCCTGTTGTGTGCATCGCCCGGATATTCTTCGTTCCAGCCTTCGCCGCTCGCTTGCCAGCCGGCGAGATAGATATCGCGCAATAGCCCCTCGCTCACCGCCTTGCCGTTGAGGCGCGCCAGTTCGTCGAGGCAGGCGTTCCGCCCTTCGCCTTTTCGCATAATCATCTTCGTATCGAACGGGCCGAGCTCATATCTCTCAGGCACAACAACTACCCTTGCGCGCAGGGCTGCGACTTCCTCCCTGAGCGCCTGGGCCTCGGCTTCGAGCTTGGCATAGTCCTCGGCCGTAACCATCATCTGTCTCCTCGCGGAGCACACCACAGCGCCCTGCGGGAGAATCGCCTGGAGGCGTGGAGCGTCTTCAATTAAGAGGCATTCGTAGCGCTTCACGTCACTCATCGCTGTCATCCTCATCTCGGCCAGCGTTCCAGCCGCATATCCAGCAGCTATTCCCACCTAGGCTGCCGAGATACACGCCGCAGCTTGGGTTCTGGCAGTACAGATATCGTCCGCTCATCACACACCTCCCTGCGCCGACGCGGCGGCGAGCATTGCCCGCAGTTCACGCTGGATCGGGTTGAGCACGTCCATGGTTCGCTGGTCTTCCGGGCTCCAGCCGGCTTCAGGATCGCCGCAGCACTCTCCACCCCTACCTTTGCCACAGCACACCTGGAAGGCGTTGCCGTATGCGTCTTCCATGGCGCCTTCTACCAGTCCGAGCACATGGGACAGGCTCGCAGTCTGGAGCACCATGTAGCCCTCCGGCACCTGCCCAGCCTGGGAGGCCGGGGCGGCGTAGAGCGGAAGCGGTACGCCGGGGCCTCGGTGCGGGAACACCGTCACGCCTTCCGGCAGGTAGTCACCACGGCGAAGCTGGTCGATCACACCTTGCCAGGTCCACGCCACCGGCTCCTGCTTCTCCAGCTCCGCCAGTCGCTGGGAGTAACCATTGGCGCGCACCTCTTCGCGTTCAGCACTCGCATGGGCGTCAGCCAGTTCTGCCTCCAGCTCCGCCACCCTGGCCTGGGCGGCGTCGCGCTCTTTACGCATTTCATCCCAGTCCGCGAGGCGCTGCTCTGCCTGCTCTGCCCACGAATCGCGATCCGCTCGCAGCTCCCCGACGATGCGGTCGTGCTGTTCGAATAGGTCAGCGGCTTTCTCGGCGTACTCGACGATGGAAACGTCGCACCCTGTATCGCGGCCTTCGGCATCCTCGAAGCGCAGATCAACGTTGTCGCCGTCGATGTCTTCAGCGTCCATAGCGCCGATGTTGCGCAGGACGAACGCGACTTCTGCTACCTCCGGCCGCTCCGCCTCTGCCTGCGCTGGGGAGGGTTGCGGCATACCGAGTAAATCCTCTCCCTGCTGGCTGATCTCCCATAGTGCCGGGCTGCGCTGAACGCGATTGAGCAGCCCGAGCTGAGTCAGCAGGTCCAACCAGTGCCGGCCGATATCGACGCCGCCCGATTCGAAGTCGCTGGCGCAGTCATAGAAGCGGCGCAGTTTGGCCAGCACCTTCTCCGCGAAGGGCGGTAGCGCCGGGGAGGGTTGCGCTTGAAGCCGCTCCAGGGCCGCGTCGAGAATGTCACCGACGCTCGCCGTCCCACTGAAGCCCAGCACCTTGAACAATGCATTGACCTTCTCGCGTGGCGCTTCGTATGGCTGGACCAATGGCTCGCCCATGAAGGTTTGGCCGTTGTGAGCTTGCCGCAGTGCCTGCTCAGCTTCCAGTGCACGGCGCTTCCAGATGGCTATGTCTTCGCGAGCGCCTTGGTAGGCATCGCCGTACTCGCCAGCCGGGGAGGGTTGCGCCAGGGCGGCGCGGGCCATCTTCCATGCACGCCACGCCGTGTTCGAGTGGGCCATGTTGTCGTCGCCATCGGCATCACAATCAAACTCAGCCAGATACGCAGTTTTGAACGCCGCGCGCTCATCCCCGCCTGCCTGCTCTACCGCAGGATGTGCCGGGCACGGATGGACGAGGGAGCCGTCGCCAGAAGGGCAGGTGCATTCATTCGCTTTGTTCATTGGTCGTTGCTCCTGGGTCAGAAGTCGGATTCGGTGAGGACGTACGGGGTCGAATCCTTCACCCGCCACCAGGTCGTTGTAGGGCAGTGTTTGCGAATCCAGCTCTCCAGCAACTGGTTGAGCTCCTCCTCTTCTTCCTTGCCGATATCTGGCCAGCCCTCTGCATGCTCTCCACCGTCATCCCATGCGCGCTCTCCGAGCAACTCGATCACATCCCTTGCATGCACATAGCCAGTCGGGTCGGGCTTGATCGCTTGGGCTCGGTATACGGTGTCTCCTGGCTTGAGGTCTTCGTTCTCGTTGAGCAGGTCGGCCAGGCTCACGCAGTTGAAGTCTTCGTCGTTGGCGGACCAGCATTCGCCGGTCCAAGCGTTCTCTTCGGTCATGGGAGCTTTCTCCAGGTCTCGCTATCGAGGTCAGAAACGGTTATCAGTCGGCGCCGGCGCTCGATGTTTTCGAGTTGCAGGACATTGCCCAGGCTGTCGATGACGACCCAGTGAATGCCGGTGGGAATGTGCAGGTAGCGTGCTGGCGCGGGGGAACAGAGGGCGTTTATGCGGCGGACTGCGGGGCTTTCGTCGAATGGCATGGCTCATCCTCCGGGTAGACCCGAACGCCATCGGCGCCCTGGGACTGGTTGATCGCCATCTGCTTAACCGCTCTCGCGATGCGCAGAATGTCGTCCGGCGTCATAAGCTGGCTTTCTTCAGGCCAGCCGGTGACCGTCACACCGCAAGGGCGGTGATTCGCTGTTAGCTGGTGCATGGGGTTATTCCTGTTCGGGGTCAGGCGGACTTCTTCTTGCCGGTCATCTCTTTCGCTAGTTTTCGGGCGAAGACCATGCACTCGTTGAAGGCACCTTTGGGGAAGGTCTGCTTGCGCTTGTAGTAATCAAGCGCCTCGTCGGCGATGACCATGCAAATTCCCGAAGGGAACCCGTCGCGCTGCAACTGCTGGTCTACCTGCTTCTTGATGAATTCGTGAGTGTTCATGCTTCCACCCACTTGTTTTCGCCGTCGTAGTAGCCGCTCCAGCCTGGAATGCTGAACTTCAGGGTTCCAGGCGTACATAGCCATGCCCCCCCCTAGAGGCCCGCCGAATAGCTCCCAGTGACTCTTTCGTGCATACAGACGACGGCGGCGCTCGAAACGTTTTTGACGCAGGTTGATGCTCTTGATGCGTGGAATGCTGGTCAGCCTCATGACTTTCTCCAGGCAATGGTCCGCCGCGCCGCAATGCAGCGTCAGGCATTAGGAATGGTTCAGGGATGGCAGACTTCGACGACGCGGTGATAGTCGCCACGGAAGGGCATGGCCTTGTAGCCCTGGTTCATGGGGTAGATTCCCCAGGACTGGCGAGAGCAGGCCGCCATCATCGCCGCGTACTTGATGACCTCGATGACGTCTTTCTTGATGTACATGACATGGCCCTCATGCACTCATCGCCGACTTGATCTGTGCCGAGTGGCTGCGGCTGACTGGAATCCAGTTCTCGGTTCCGAGCAGCAGCACTTCGCCGGCCTGGGTGTCGTCGGGCCGGCGCTTGAACATGCTGATCAGAGACCGGCGAACCAGGGCCTTACGGTGGGTGCGGATGAACTCGGCGGAGAACTCTGATTCCAGGGTCTTGAGCGCATCGCTCAGAACCAGAAAGCCTTCCCGGTAGTACGCGATGACGTACTTATCCTCGGCGACGAAGTGGGTGATCTGCGAGACGGATATTTCCTTGGAGTGCTTGCCGCAGGTGGCTTTGAGCACGGTTCTCATGCTGCCATCCTCCCGCGCATATCGGCTTCCAGTTCGGCCAACTCTTCCAGGAACGCTTTAACCTCGGACTCCATCTCGCGAATGCGTTCCTCGTCGCGGTGGTAGCGGAAGCACACGTACTGCAATTCATCAGGCAGACGGTCGTCGAAGCTCACGAAGTCGACCCACTCGCGGCCGCTGCATGACATTTGGGCGAGCATCTGCCACTCGTACTGTGGGTCGTGCTTGCCCGACTGCATCGTGTAGATGTGGGTTGCGGTAGACGGGCATTTAATCTCGACGAGCCCATGCTCCCCCGCGAGGCCATCTGGCGACGCGCCAAATCCATCGATTCGCGGATGGATGATCAGGCCTGTTTCGATCGTCATTACGCCTGCATTGAACTCGTATGCCGAGCGGGCAATCGGCTCCAGGTCGGTACCACGCTGCATTGCGGCGCTGGTGAATCCTTCCTCGCGCTTGCCGGTCAGGCGCTCGCACAGGAGCTGCATCATGTAGTTCTGGCGGGTAGCAGAAGGGGCGCCACTGCGCCCCTTTGCCATCACATCCTTGACCTTGCTGGCCGTCACCCGCCCCAGGCGCTGTGCGAACCATTCATCACTACGCTGCTCGATCATCGCCGGTCTCCTCGAATTCAACGTCTATAGGGGCGTCCAGCAGTTCTTTCTTCCGCTGGTCCTTGGCCGCCGTAAGCTGGTCGCGCGCGCCCTTTGTCTTGTAGGCTTTCCAGGCATTGCTGAATGCTGACTGCAAGTCTTCCATTGTTGGGGAGTCCTTGATGAGGCAGATCGCCTCGCTGACGTCCTCGTACTGTTCTGCGGGAGTGACGTCTCGTTCAACGATCCGCTCGGCCTCGTCCTGGTCGTATATGCCGGCGAACCCGAACGCGAGGCGTGCGCACTGGATCATTGCCTTGTGGCGAAGCATCCGGCGCGGATGGGACTGCCAAGGCTGGGTGTTCCGCTTGCACTCGGCCATGTACTCAGTCGCGCTGATGGCATGGCTGCGGTCCTTCCGATAGATCTTGCAGGTGCATTCGGTTCCCTGCTGGTCCATTGAGAATTCCATGCCATCGAACTGTGGGTTCTCGTTGATGATCCGAGCCCAGCCATCCACGCCAACAACTGGCACGATGCCGTTGTTCTTGTCGGGGAATGCGTACAACTCCTTGGTGAAGGGGTTCAGTTTGTACTGGTCTGCCACGATCAGCAGGGCGACCATCTGCGAATCATTGACCTGGCCCTTGAAACAGGTCTGCTTGAGCGTGTTCGCCACTTCTTCAGGCGTGGTACCCATCTCGTAGCGCGTGGCGAACTTCGTCAGGAGCGGTGTTAGTGCAGTTCCCATGTGAACCTCAATAGTTGATCGTGATGTGAGGAACCTTGCGCTGAGCGATCAGTGTGATCGCCTGCTTGGCGCATTCCTCGGGCATGCCGCCGGCGATCAGGGCCGCCAGGGCTTCGTTGTTGATGGCTTTCTTGTGGGCCTTGTCGGCTTCTCGGGCTGCTGCCTCGCGCTCGATCCTGGCTTGCTCGTCTGCCTGCCGTTGGCGCTCTGCGGCAGCGGCTTCTTCGGCGCGCCGCTGTGCATCACGCTCAGCTTGCTCGGCGCGCTGCTGTGCTTCCAACTTCTCGCGCTCCGCCTTCTCGGCAGCGAGTCGCAGTTCCAGTTCCCTGCGCTCGGCGGCAGCCTTTGCCTCGGTTTCTCGGCGAGCGGCGGCTTCGCGTTCTTCCTGGGCGCGTCGTTCCGCTGCCAGGCGCTCGGCCTCGGCTGCTTCGCGGGCAATGCGTTCCTCGCGCTCTTTCTGCTCGCGAGCAGCAGCTTCGGCGCGCAGTCGCTCCAGCTCGGCCTGCTCGGCTTCATACTTCTCGCGTGCAACGAGGGCTTCGCGCAGCGCGGCCAGGGCCTTATCTTTGGTGCGGGCGGCCTCGGTTTCGAACTCTTCCCAGTCCTCGCCAATCAAGAGACCTTCCAGCCACTCAATGTTGGCTTTCAACTCGATCGAATCTAGGTCGCGGCATTCCAGGCGTAGGTTGATCTGATCGATGCCGGCCTGGTGTTTGGCCTTGCGCATTTCCTCGCGCTGCTCCCACTCCGTTAGGGGCTGACGTACCTCTGCCTGCCAGGAGTCCAGAAGGTCACGCATGCGCTTGCGCTCGGCGTCGATCTTCTTCGGAACCTCTTTCAGCTCAGCGACCAGTTCCTTGCCTACGTTGTCCAGCGCCGTCTTCGAGCGGGCGACCTTGTAGGCGATGGAGGCGATGGCCTCTCTGCCCTTGCGAGTAGTCACGTCTGGTACGAAGCCGTCGATCTCTTCGCGAATCTTGGCCAGGAACGGGTCAAGGCCATTGGCGGCCGAGTAGACTTGGAGTGCGGTTTCTTTGGCCGGCACTTCGACCAGTTGGGTTTCTGCGGACATGATTTCTCCGATCCGCCCGAGGGCAGAGATTGAAGGGGAAGGGAAAGGCGCTTACGGCGCCACTCGGCAGCGTCACCCCTGCGGGATGAATAGCGTTGCGCTAGAAGCCGCTGCTGCGGGTGTTTTCTTCATGCCTCCCACCGCCCGCTGGGGAAGCCGCAGTTATCCGGATTACCGGCCTGCTGCGGACAGGTGCGTAGCTTCTGCGGTGATGATGCCGCCCCAGATCGGGCCGGCTGCGAGAATGAAGAGGTACAGCAGGCCGCCGAAGAGGCTGCCTAGCCAGATTGCTGTGCGGCGGGTGTTCATTCCTCGTCCTCCTCAAGCTTGGTCAGCCGAGCCAGCATTTCACTGGTTAGCTGCTCATGGTCTTCTTGGCTAAGAACTGGCATGGGCACGAACAGAACGCCCGTATTTTTGAGGATCTGTGCGGCCTCTATGGCCTTGCGGAGTAAATCGACTGGTGCGCGCTTCATAGCCCCGATACCTCCACAAACGCCACGGCGAACATGAACACGCTGCCCACAAAAAAGCCGCCGAAGATCAGGACTTGGGCGGCCTCTTTCAGGTCTATGGTGATGGTCATGTGCGTCTCTCCCTAACCAGTCGTTCAGCGTTCTCGATAAGCGTGGATTCGAATGCGCGGAACCAGATGCGTTGGGCCAGTTCCAGGTCGCCTCGGCGGACGGCTAGGAGTAGCTGAGTCATCGGGCACTCTTTGCTGTCGACCTCTGCAAGCCACTCAGGCACGAATCCGGCGAATCCGTAGACCGTGAAGTCAGGCCCGGAAAAGGCCCGCTGCCGCTTGTCATGGAACGGCACGCAATCACCGTCCTCGCAGTTCAACAGCTTGCCGACTTGCTCAGTGACATACTCGCGGTCACCGTCATCATCGGGCGGTAGCGCGTTGTCCCAGCGCTCCTGTGCGTATTTCAATGCAGTGTTCATGTCTCACCTCGCGTTCGCGTGCATGCGACTGCCCTGGTCTTGGATGGAGACTCGCCTACACATCCGGATTAGGTGGAAATCAGCGAGCGCCATGGCATGCGCATACAGGCGAAAAAATGCCCGGACTTGCCGGGCTAATGAGGGGCAGGGTGGGGATGGCTCTAGTCTCCAGGCTTACGCGAACGCGCCCCGGTGCGCACTAGAGTCATCCCCATTGAAGGGTGGCGTCCTTGCCGGGGAAGTCAGTCGCTGCTCTTCTCTCGCACAACAATCTCGTGTGTCGCCCGGCAGTCCCGACAGATAGCAGCGATGTCGCCGCAGTAGTCGAGCTTGCAATTCGTACCGAGCATCATCTCGTCAGCAGGGATGTGGTAGCCCCACGAGTCGTTGCCGTTCTTATCTGGCCACTCGTAGTTCAGGTTCGCGTCGTAGAAGCATTTTCCCCCGCAGACGTCGCACGAGTAGTAGTCACCAGCTGCCATATCTTGCCTCCAGTGTGTATGCGCCAGGGCGCGGTTAGGCGGTGGCCTTGGCGATTGCGGCTCTGGCTTGATCCGGGACGTCATCCGCAGAGCACAAAGCCGTTATCTGCTCGATGCACACTTGAAGCGCCTCCAGAAGTTCAGGTGCGGCTGCTGCCAATTTCGATGCTGCCTGCCCCGCTATGATCGAAGAGGAGTGCTTTGCGCCACTTGAAGTCCTGCCATGGCGCTTTCGATCTGCTGCGTTTTCCCTGGCATCACCCCAATAGAGATTGTTGGAACTGTTATTCAGTTTGTCCCCGTCTACATGGCACACTTGGTGGAACGGGGTTGGCCTTGGCCCGTGAAATAGAATTGCTACAAGACGGTGAACTCTTTCGCGCTTTCTCTTGCCGCCAATCATTAAGCGGACTGCTGGGTATCCGTACTGATCTAGCGATTGCTTGATCTCGAAATAACCTTTTGATCTCCAGCCTGAGTTGCTGAAAACGCGGCCATCTGGATAAACGTCATATCCATGCCAGTCACGCGGTTCTGGCTTGCTCATTCTGTTCTCCTGCCTGTCAGGCGTCTTGCGGTTGAATAGGGAGACGCTTCAAACGGATCGGAAAAAACATCGTCAGAAGCAGAATTCCCCACATTGCTGCGAACTCGCCAAGTGATGGCATGGATTCCTCTCTTGCCCTGGGGCTTGTGATTGGCTGTATGGGGGAGTGGTCTGGCCGGTGCTGATCTCCGTGCTCGCTGCTGTTTTCCGGGAAGACCCCGTAAGATTTGCAGTGCCACTGCCGGGGCAGCGCCTCAGCCTGCGCATTTCAGACCACTCTCCGATACAGCCTGGCGATGGGGAGCCAGGTGGATCGGGCAGTTAACGTCAGGCTGACGTGGCGCTGGCTGTTCAGTCGTCTTCTTGGTCGCGCTCCCAGCCCTTGACCTCGTAGGCAAAGCTGGTCCACCTCTCGCGGTCGGCCCCGGACATGCTGTTCCAGCCCGCAGACTCGTCGCGATAAATTGCCTCTCCACCCTTGAACCTGACCGTGCCGCAGTTACTGCCGATGTCTTCGTCTGCGTAGTTGAGTTCGATGGTTGCCTCAGGGAACATCGAGCTCAGCTTGAGGAAGATCGGCTCAGGGAAAGACCATGCTGTTTCAAAGCTTGCGGACTCAGGTCCGTCAACCCTGGACTCATAGGCATTCCACTTGGTGCCCCAGGCCGATCTGGCAAAGTCCATGTCGTGCAAGTAGCCGGTCTGGCGGTGATTGCGCAGCATCTGGATGAACTGCTCGAAACTCTCATCGCTCAGCTTTGAAACGTCAACGCGGTCACGACTGGATTTCTGCATGCTGCCGACCAAGGGATGCGAATTCAGTGGCAGGTTCAGTACGCGCTCAGCAGCGGTTTCTGCATCGACCGAAACACCGTTCCATGGAAACTCGCCGCCGAACTTGATGATTTTTCCGAAATCGATGCGGCCTTCTTCGCTGACCATTGCCTGGATGACTTCCTGCGGAGCCTTAACCTTGTTGGTTACCCAATTTGGCATTTCGTTTTCCTCTTCCCGTATCAGGGCAAATGGAGCGAACGCCGGGCACTTCCCCGGATGCGTCAGGTCTGGCTGCGCTAGCCCCTCGACTCGTTCGCTGTTCGATGGCGGCTCACTCGTCGAATTCGACGAACTCGCCCTCGTCATTCAACTGATACCAAGTGTCCGGCTCTACGCCGTTCTCCCCGACCTTGCTGGCGCGGATATGGATTAGGCGCCCCTCGTCGTCACGATGACATAGGACGATGGCGCTACCAGCAGATGCGCGAGCGCGGCCTTCGATGCCCAGGGATGCGGCGACGGATTCCTTGCCGCTGACCTCGGCTGCCGAGCAGTCGCCAGTGTTCGACGCCGCCGAGCGGTTGCCGGTGTTCGACGCTGCCGATTGGTAGCC